CCTAAGTAGTCTCGCTTTCGTGGCGAGCAACGTTAGGAAGTGTAAAATGGGTTGGACAAACCCACTTGAACACACAGGGTTGTTCAGGCTCATGTCTGAACTCCCCCTTTGGTACAACGGGAACCTGGAAAGGCCCCCTGTACCCAAGGAACTTGAACGGTACGTTACCGGTTCTAAGTTCCTTTCTACGAAGCAGGTACCATCGTGCCTGATTCTTAGAACTTCCGGTTCCGCGTCCGTGACGAAGAATCGAGAAGCACTTCTCAGATCAGGGTTTACCCTGACTGAAGAAGAACGTGAGGACGCCGAGTCTCGGCGTGACCTCACTGTACGACGCTTGACAGAAGGACTTCTGTCACCCGCCGGTACGCTGGCCGAGGTCCTCGCGGAGGCCTCCCAGCTTGCAGACGGGGTGCACATGGATATGGACACCTCCGTTGATTCCGAAGCGGAAACCTCTGGTTCCGAGACGGAAAACGTTCCCTCCGTCCTTCAAGAGAAGGAGGAAGGAAAGCTAATACGGCTGAGAAAGACAGCTCAGTACCGTATTAAGTACGATGACCCCTGGAAAATCCACGCGGGCTATCGTCTCGGCGAGGTACGGGGACTAAACCCCGACATCGTCGTATGGTCTGGAGACGTGATACGCCTCCAGGACCCTCTCCCACCTAGGCTCCTAGGAGCTAAGTGGGATTCGTCTTCAAAGTCGAAAATTCGATTTGAGGACGTACGTATGCACGAAGCTAAGCTTCACGTGCTATACGAACACACTCACTGGGGACATACCCTTCGTGAGTTGTGTAACGAGACCAGTCCGTATAGGACCTGGGCTCGTAAGTTGAGGTACCGATTAAATCGTTTCCTCAACGGAGCGACCGACCCTGAAATGCCATCAGGTATGGTCGAAGCTCTCTTCGAGGACACAACTGCCTCTAAGAGAGCACGGTCTTTACGTCTCATAGAGATGCTAAAGACTGTCGACGGGATATTCCTGCAAAGGTATCTTTGCTATCCCGAAGAGGTGTGGACATGGCGACGATTCGACATGTTCACCCTAGGAAACATCGCCTCCCTACTAGGAGATGAGTTTCTTGATGGAACGATGACCGAACAGGCACTATCCATCACTACTTCCTATTCTGAGCTTAAAGCCAGCAGGAAGTGGTTCAAGGCGCATTCGATGAAAGGCGACCTTGAACAGGCACTGGCGAATTTGGATGACCAAATTCCGCACTGGTGCAGGCAGTTCACGAACGTCTGGCGACGCGTGAACGGCTCGACAGGACCCAGGAGAGATTATCTCGTCGGGATCCTGTCCCAAACCAGAGGTGCGGGGACGCCCCCGCCTCTGGTTCTTCTCCAGTCTAAGGTCAAATTTTTGACCACTATAAGCCTGGAGCCGCCAGCCGAATCCGAGACGTCTCGTGCAATTCGTATGGCTACCTTAGAGGAGGTGCTAGACAGCATCCCTCAAGAGGCATTCACTGGCCTCGCGACAAAAGCGCGAGTAACAGTGAGCACGTCTTCGTCCTGGGAAAAGACCAGGCGCGAAGGCGGCACGATAGAGGCTGCAAGAGAAATCCTTGCATCTCTACCGATCGGTGAACAGGTACCCGTCAGGGACCTGGACACCGGGCAGATTCAGTTCCACCGGAGTGTGGAAGACTTTGAATCTGTCGGGGAAGTGGTATTCTGGCTATCGCTAGACCACGTCCTCAGATCACCACCGGAGCACTTAACTAGTGCTTATCTCACGATGGTGAAGGAGCCGGGTAAGGCAAGGACCGTTACCAAGGCTCGCGCTTGCTTAAAGATCGTACTCGATCTTGTAAACAAGCTGTGCTCTAGCCCCCTTGAACGAGGGATAAGGAGCAGTGCATCCGGGATGGGAAAATCCAATCACGGGTGGAACCTTTTCTGCCGTCTGATGTCAGACGAAGTTAAGGATATGGTGTTCTCACTCGATAATCGAGAGGAGAACCCCTATGAAGGCTACGTCGAACGGACGGACACCTTCAAGCACCTCTATATGTCCAGTACGGACTATAAAGAGGCGACCGACCAGATGCGACATACGGTCGCATCTGATCTGGGAGGGGCATGGATGCGCAAATGCGGCATACCACGCCTCCTACGCGCGATCGTACACAAAACGTGTTTCCGACCACGCACTGTCTTCTTTCACGCCACTGGCGTGCTTAGAAGATATGGCACACCCCGACCGGACTTAGGTCGTGATATAAGGTGTGTCCAATTGGTCAATGGCGTCCTCATGGGCGACCCATTAACCAAACCTATTCTGCATTTAGTAAATGTAGTGAATAGGCTTGCAGGGGACAGGTTATTCCAACCTTCCTTCTACAACAGATTCCGAAATGGCCGTCAAGCATTTCGGGCTCTGATCGATGCAGCCACTCCGTGAGTTTTACATCGATCAATCCCAGCAATCGCGCGTCAGCACGACCTGGGGGCAACGCAACGCTCCCTAAGGAGAGCAATTACG